CCGCCGTAGGTGACCGACACCGTCATGGTGTTGTCTACGCTGGCGTTAGACCCCAACGGCACCGCGACGAGGGCCATCGTCGGCGTACCAACCGGGGTGTGCGTGAACGTCGCACCGGCCGGCGAAGCCGGGGAGGCACCGATGGTGACGGTGCCGGCACTGCCTACGGCATCCCAGGTAGCGGCCACCGGCTGGCCTCCTAGCCGGTCAGCTCACGTTGATGGAGAACCCGGTCAGCGGATACGTCTGCGCCGACCCCCCCGTCGAGGCAATCTCGACCCCGTACTCGAAGGCGTTCGGCACGTCGGTCGAGTGCAACCAACCCTGCGACACCAGCCACTGGTACACGGCGAGCAGGTCAACGCTGCCCGCTTTGACCTGCCCGCCCGTCCTGGCCAGCACCATGAAGTCCGTGCCGTTCCGCCACGCGCAGTACCCGACGCCGCCGATGGTCACGGGGGTGCAGCCGAGGGGCGGGATCTGGCCGGCCGTCGTCCACTCGTTCCAGACCATGACCTCGATGTTGAAGTTGTTCAGCCAGTTGTCGTACGCCGCGTCCCACTCACCGACCCGGGGGAACTCCTCCGCGAACGTCGACGAGATGGAGGCGTACTGCGCGATCGTCTTCCCCGACACCAGCCGTTGCGAGTCCGGGTAGGACTTGATCGCGCCCGGGTCCGAGGCCAGCTCTTCGAAGCTGGCGTCGACGTACCAGGAGCTTTCGGAGCAGGCGTGCATGACCTGCGACCAGACGCCTTCGCCGTTCCAGACGTTGTTGTTGACGAGCAGGTTGGCGGTGTAGCCGAAGGACCAGAACGGTCCGTCCGAGGTCTGGTTTGGGTTGGTACACGTCCCACCGCCCGTCGGCGTGTTCGAGGCCGTCACGGTTGCCGTGGCCGTCACCGTGGCTGTCGCCGTGACCGTCGAGGGCGCCAGCAGGTCCAGGCGCTTGTCCACGGAGTTCATCGCCGAGTTCAGCGCCGCGAGCTGCGCGTCCCGACACGCCGCCGTCTTCGCAGTGCACGGCGGAGTGTAAGACGTGGCGGCCAGCGCAACACCACCCGCGAGCAGCAGCACCGCCACCAGGACGGCGACCAGTGAGCTGCGCTTCACCGGGAGCCGCATCAATGCCCCAACACCATCCACAGGGCCTGGATGCTGTTCGTGCCCGACGACGTGCCGCAGGTGGCGTCCAGAACGAGGCCCTGGTTTGTGGTGTGGTCCGCCGTGGTGACGACGGTGCCGCCCATCGGGATGACCTGACCCGGGAGGATCGCCGTCGTCGGCCACACCACGAACCCGTTGCCGACAATCGTCGCCAGCGACGCGGCCTGGTTCAACGCGCGGACCACCATGTGGAACTCGGCGTACCACGGCGACGACGCCGGGATAATGCCACCGGACGGGACCACCGCCGACGCGCCAAGCGACAGGTTCGTCGCCGCCGTCGCCGACTGCCCGAACCGGGGCGTGAACGTCCAGTTGATCCCGGTCGCGGACTGGCAGATACCGCCGCAGCGAAGCGTGTACTCGGCGCCGACGACCATCTCCAGCGCCGGAATCGGCGTCCACAGCGCCGGGTTCCACAGTTCGGCCTCGGCCGTGAACGTCGCCAACGCGGTCGGCGCCGACGGCGGGGCATCCATGTAGGAGGCATAGACGGGGCGTGGGTACATGGCTCAGCCCTTCACGTTGCGGAGAACGAGACCGCGCCGGCCGCGATCGTGATGGACGTCGACGTAACCGACGAGCCGAGCGCGGCGCCGATCGCGTAGTTACCGGCCCCGTACGTGATCGACGACCACGTCCCAAAGTGGGTGACTGCGACCGAGCCGCCGGTCGCGAACGTCATCGCCCCGGAGTTCGTCAGCGCCCCCGACGCGGCCGCGTTCCATGCGGCGGCCTGCCGGGCGTACGAGCCGGAGTTCGCGTTTTCCGACGCCCCCGTTGTTCCCGGGGTCGCGGTGTGCAGTGACGCGTCGGGCATGATGTTCGTGCTGCCGACACCGGCCATGCCGTTCAGGGCCGCGTTCTCCGCGGCCACACCCGCCAGCGCCATGTCTCAGCCCTTCTGGGTGATGTTCGCGTGGGCGGAGCGGATCGCGGCGATCCGCTGCGCGTGCTCGGGATGGTCGGTGTTCGTGCGGGCCTCGAAGCTCGCGAGGCTCTCATCGAGGGGCCGCGCCTGCTCGCCGCAGTGCCCGTCGTCGCATAGGTGCACGAACGGCGCCGGGTCCGGGTCGGAGACGGAGGGCCGGTGCAGTGGATGGCCCTCCGTCTCGTACCGCAGTCCGATCGCATGGGACACGAGGCCGGCGTGCTCGACCGATGCGACCTCGATGAACGGTTCCGTGACGTCGTAGGTGGTGCCGTCCGGCAGCGTCACCGGCCCGCTGATCGTGTTCCCGGTGAAGACGACGGGGCCGTCGCTGGCGTAGTGATACAGGGGGGTGCCGTCCTCGTTCGTGCCGAGGCGGATCTTGGTCATCGTCACGTTGGTCCTCCTCCAGGCGGGGTGACCTGCCCGGAGGGGCGGTCAGTAGGGGACGTTCATCAGGTCCAGGTCCGGGGACTTCGTGGGCGGCAGCGGGTCAGTCGCCTGCACCCAGTGGGCGGCGGCGACACGGGCGGCGTAGGCGGTGACGTCGACCTGGTCGTCGTTCGTGCCGGTCGGGAACTGCGCGAGCTCGTCGAGGTAGTCGACCAGCCACGGCGCGTCCGGTGGCAGCCACAGCCGTCCGGAGAACCAGCGGTCCGCCGCGGGCAGCGCCCGGGTCGTCTTGTCCGCGTCCGCCTCGAGCGGGGCGATCGGGACCCCTTGGCGGCCGGCCTCGTACACGAACGTCGTCCCGATGAACCCCTTCTCCACATACACGACGTCGCCGGGCTGCAGCCAGCGGGACCGCAATGGGGCTATCAGCTCGAAGTGCTGCGCCTCGGCGACGCGGTCGCGGACCAGGTCCAGCAGGATCAGGTCACCGGCCGGGGCGATCGCCCACGCGGCGCCGACAGTGAAGTCCGCGCTCGTCTTCGTGGACGCGGCGAGGTCGATGGTGATGAACCGGTAGCAGTCCCGCAGGTCGACGTCGCCGCCGTGGGAGTCGATGACGAACCGGTCCATCCCGGCGCCGTGATGCCACAGCCTGGCCCGGTCCCGGACGAACAGGGTGCCCTGCGTCTTACCTGGGTGCTGCTGGTACACCGGCTCGAACACCGCCGGGGAGCGGGTCTTGCGCAGCTGCGTGAAGTAGCCCGGTTCGCGGTCCCGGACGGACTTGAACTCCTCGCCCGGCTGCCGGCCGAGGGGGTCGCCGGCCTCGGCGATCGCGGGGATCGCGACGACCTCCCAGCCTTCCGGTTCCCTGTCGAGGATCCGCCCGGACAGGTCGTCGTGGTGCCAGCGGGTCTGCACGATCACGACCCGGGCACGACCCGATAGGCGGGGTGTGATCGAACCTTCCCACGTGTCCCACGCGTCGTCGCGGAACACGATCGACGAGGCCTCGCGCATGCCCTTGATCGGGTCGTCGACGATGACCTCGTCGGCGGGCTCACCGGTGATGCCGCCGCGGATGCCGGCGCAGTAGATGCCGCCGCCTTCGTCGGTGAGCCACGACCCGGCGGCCTTGGAGTCGGCGCGGAGCCGGATCCGGGTCCGCAGGACCGGGTGCTGCTCGATGTCGCGTTTGATCTCGCGGCCCCACCGGCGGGCGCGCTGCAGGTCGTATGACAAGATCACGATCCGCAGGGACGGGTCGTCGTACAGCCGCCACGTCGGGTAGCGGCGGGAGACCTTCTGGGACTTGCCTTCCTGCGGCGGCATGAACCACATGAGCTTGGCGATGCGGCCGTCGGCGAGGTCGACGAGCTTGTGGTCGAGGAGGTCGAGTGCCGGGGATTGGCGGTGGCGGACGTCGAGCTCGAACGTCATCTCACCGGGGGTTGCCCACCGCCGCCCGAGTGTCGTGGTCGTGGTGAGCTGCTTGAGGGCGGGGAGCCATGCGGGTGCGGTCATCGGCTCACCCGGCCTCGGACATGGAAGCGGACCCCCGCCCGGTGGGCATAGAGGGTCCGTCTGCAGATCACGTTCACACAGTCACCGACCGTGGTCAAGCGCCGTGCGATTCGGGGCCGACGTGTCGCGGTCGCGGAGGAACGCGGTGAGCTCGGCCAGGTCCCAGCGGGCCGAGCGAGCCGTGCCCACGTTGTGGAGCCGGTCTGGCCAGCGTCGCGCCCACATGTGGATGGTGACCGGGCGTACGCACGCGAAGGCCGCAGCCTCGTCAGTACGGAGCAGGATCGGCTCAGGCATGGGCCGCCGCCCGCTCACGTAGCCAGACGGCGTGCGCGGCCCATGCCTCCTCCTCGACCTCCGGCCGGGTCCACAGGTACCGCTCCTGAGCCGCCAGCTCGATCCAGAACAACCGCGACCACCGCGACCCGCAGCCGGATGCCGGCCACGGGATGCGGGTCCAGTAGCCGCCGACGCACCACACGTCCGATGAGGCGTCGCGGCGGACCTTCAGCGTCCCGCCGCACTCCGAGCACGACACGCGCAGCTCGATCGCCGGCACCTGGTACGACAGCAGCACGCGCGCCGCGGCTGTCCAGGAGTAGACGGTTCGGACGGCGGCTTCGACGTCGCGGCCTTTCGCGGTCTGGGCCAGCTGGAGGATGTCCCGGCATGCCTCGACAGGGTTGCCGCCGGCCCGCCATGCGTGACCTTGGGCTCGGGCCAGGGTCTGGCGTAGCGCGAATGCCGCCGTCGTGATGCGCGCCAGCTCCTCGACGTACACGGATCCGGTCGGGGTGCGGCTGGAGGGTTTGGTGTGGCCACCGTCGCCATAGGCGGCGGAGCCGAGGCGGCCGGCCGCGCGGTCCAGGAGCGTCAGGAGGCCGGCGGCTCGGGTGGTGTGTTCGCGGCTGGTCCACTTCCCGCGCTCGCGTCGGCGGATCCGCTCTCTCGTGGTGACCTGGACGGTGAGTTCGTCGACGAGGAGCGCCAGGTCCTCGAACGCGGTCAGGTCGTGCCGGTCCTTCACGCGACCTCCAGTCGGCCGATGGCGTCGACCAGGGCGGTCTGCGTCTCGGGCGCGTCCCAGCGGTGCCCGAGCGCGTGCGCGAACGCCTGCAGAAGAGTCGTGACCTGCTCGGCGTCCCGTCGGACCACGTCCGCGCTCATCGCGGCGATGCCCAGGCCCACGAACGACGTCGAAATGTCCGCCGCGATCTTCAGGGACCGCCAGTAGATCTCCAGGTACACGCTGGGGCGCTGGAACTTGCCGGTCATGTCCCGCTGCGCCCAGCCCTCCGGGTCGTAGGTGGACAGCATGATCGCTGCGGCGCGGACGTCCGCGACCGACCGGTCGAGCATCTCCTGCATGGCGGCCAGCGCGTCCGTGCCCGTGGCCCGCAGACCCAGCCGCGCCGACGTCGCCGCCATCGCCGCATCCGCCTTCTCAACCTCAGCCGCCTTCTTCCCCGACGGCGAGTTCCCCAGGTGCAGATAGCAGTGCCCGAACCCGACGTGTTCCGTCTTGAACCCAGCCGGGTTCCGACACTTCCCCGGCCCCTGCTTCTTCGGCGCCCCACACTTCCGCGCTCCATGACCGGGCACACGCCCCCGACGCTCCACGACGGGCGACACCTTCGGCGCGGTCTTCGATGGCTTGGGGGGTGTCATCCGATGAGCCACCGTGCTGCGCGGTATGTGAGGGCGGCGAGTAGGGCTGCGGCGCTGAGCCAGGCGGTGGTCGCGAACGTGGCTCGTGCATATAGGGCGGCTTGAGAGTGGGTTGAGAGTTGAGCGGGGCGCGGGCCCGGGTCGGGCGTGGCCGGGGTTTCTAGTGACGTTGAGAGCTGCTGCTCGTCCTGGCGTCGTTGGGCGATGGCGAGGACCTGGGGGTCCGTGATGGAACCCACGATCTGCTGGCCAAAGAGGAGCCGCCCGTCGGGGTCCACGTGGACGGCGGGAACCGCCGCTAGATGCCGGCGAGACGCGCTCATGATCCATTCCGGGTCATCGGGTCTCCAGGTTCTTGATGCCGAGCCGGGCTCGGGCTTCGTCGTACTGGTGCTGGCTGGCCCGGCGGCGGCCGTAGGCGATCGCGCGGTCGTCGACGAGTCCGGATAGGGCCACGGGGGTGAGCTGGTTCGGGTCGCGGCCAGACCGGGGGGTCGTGGTTGACCACGAGTGGTCGCATGATCGACGCCGGCAGCATGCACCGCTCGACCAGGTGCGGCCCGGCGATCGTGCAGGCGGTCATGAGTACTCCGCGAGGTCGACGAACCGCGAGTAGTGGTCCTGCGCGGCGAGGGCGACAGCGAGCTGCCCGGGGCCGTTGCGCTGCTTCGCTATCCACAGGTCGACCTCGCCCTTGCGGTGGTCGGTGTCAGGTCGGTGCAGCAGGATCACGACGTCGGCGTCGTTCTCGATGCCGCCGGACTCGCGCAGGTCGGCGAGGTCGGGGCGGCCGTCGCGGCGGTCCACGGACTTGCGGGACAGCTGCGACAGGAGGACGACGACGACCTGCTCGGCCTTCGCCATCAGCTTCAGGCCGCGGGTAGTCTCTTCGATGCCTTCGCGGCGGGACGCGGCCGTGGTGGGCATGCGCATCAACTGCAGGTAGTCGACGGCCAGGACCCGCAGCTTGTGCCGGCGCACGAACGCGCGCAGCGAGGCGAGGGTTTGGGTGTCCGAGTCGTCGACGTATAGGGGGGCGCCGGCGATGCGGTCGCGGGCCTTGGCGATGCGGATCCAGTCGGCTTCCTCGAGCTCGCGTCGCTGCAGCCGGTCGAGGGGGACACGGGCCTCGGCGGCGAGGCCGCGGAGGGTGACCTCGCGGCGGGACATTTCCAACGATGCGACGCCGGCCGGTTCGCCGGTGTGGATGGCCACGTACCGGGCGACGTCCAGGGCCACGATGCTCTTCCCGACCGAGGGTCGGGCGCCGATCACGATGAGCTGCCCGGCCTGCATCGGGTTCAAGTACACGTCGAGGCTGTTGTAGCCGGTGGGGATGCCGTCCGGGCCTGCCCCGGACTCGATGTCGTCGATGAGCGGGTCGACCAGGTCGCCGAGCTGCTGCGCACCGTTGCCGGCGGTCTCGGGCATGACCGACCGGAGTGTTTCCTCGGCGAGCTCGAGGCGCTCGACCAGGTCCCCTGGGGTCTTCGCAATCACGGTGATCCGGGAGGCTGCTGCGACGAGGCGCCGGTCGGTGGCCTGCCCGACGATCTCTCGGGCGTAGAACACGGCGTTCCCCACGGTGGGAACGCCGGCCATCAGGTGGTGCAGGTATGGGGCGCCGCCGGCGCGGGCGAGGTCGCCGGCGCGGTGCAGCTCGGCGGCGACCGTGATCGGGTCGGTGGGGGTGCCTTGTTCGTACAGGGCGAGCGCGGCGGCGTAGATCAGCTGGTGCTTGGGCTGGTAGAAGTCACCGGGCTCGAGCATCGGCGCGAGGTCGGCGATCGCGCCCGGGCCGAGCATCACCGCGCCGAGAACGGCCTCTTCCGCGGTGACGGTTCGCTCGTCCACGGCGGTCACCGGCAGGCCCTCTCGCGGTAGCCGCCGGCCGGGATGCCGACGTAGGTGCCGGCCTTCGCCCACCACATCTCCATCCGTGACATGTGGGACTTGGGCGCGGGCTTGCCGTTCGACGTGACACACGGCTGGCCGATCAGGGCGCCGCAGTGAACGCAGGGCTCCTCGCGCTGCTGCTCCGCCGACTGGGCACTCATCGGTTGGCCAGCTCGAGGAGGACGTCGGCATGGCACGGCTGGTCGAGCGGGCACCAGCAGGCCAGGTCGCGGCCACGTAGCTCCCAGCCGGCTCTAACCGCCAGCCCGGCGCCGTCGGTCCCTAGCCACGCGCGGTAGTACGCGACGGCCAGCTCTGGCCCGCCCGTCTCCCACACGGGGTACGGGTTGCCCCAGCGGGTGGGTCGGCCGACGTATACCGCGCCCTCGGGCATGCGCCAGCCCTTCGTCCGCCGGCGCTGGATCCGCTCAGGCATCACGCGGCCTGCCATTCGAGCGGCTCAGCCGGCGTCCAGCCGAAGTCGCCGGGGATCGCCCAGCCGAGCTCGAAGTGCAGCACCGGAACAGCGAGCGGGTCCGCCCACGACGGGACGATCAGCCCGCGCAGGTGGGCCTCGATGCGGCGCGAGTGCCAGCGGGCGTGGTGGATCCCGGTCAGCGTGATCAGGTTCCCGAGCGCATCCGAGCCGCCCTGCGAGCGCAGACGGCGGTGGTGGCATTCGTCGACGTCGATCGCCGCGGGGGCGCCGCAGCACACGCACCGCAGCTGGTCGCGGTGAAAGACCTCAAGGCGGGTCGCGCGGGGCGGCATCACGACACCAGCCGCACGCTCGCGCCCGCGTGCTTGGCTGCTCGCTTCTCTGCCTCATCCTCGCTGCCCCGGTAGCTCACGAACCCATCGGCTAGGACGACCTCGAACACCGGCGCCCGGTCGGCAGCAACTCGGGGCCCTCGCAGTCGCCCCTGGAAGCGCTCGCCGCAAGAGCAGTACACGCATCGACCGACCTGCCGCAATGTGTGGCCCTCGTGGGCGCCGCGGCTGCGAGTCAGATCGACCAGGTCAGTGACAGCGGAGACCAGCTTGTGCGTGAACTCGCCGAGAGCCTGATAGTCGCGTTCGGCCATCACTTCTTCACCTCGCCGCGGAACGACGTGGCACGGTCCCGCGCCGTCGTCAGCTCGAAGATGATGTACGGGTCGAAGCCCGGGCCGTGGTTCGGCGCGAAGGGCCGCTCGACGATGCGGCTAGTGCCGAGGACTTCGATGCCGACCCGGTTCGGCACCTCGTACTCGAGGCGGAAAAACTCGCACGCCTCATGGCGCTCGACCAGCAGGATCTGCTCCAGCAGCCACCGCCGCCAAGACTGCTTGTTGTACGTGGCGGCGGGCACCGGGAACAGGTGCCGGACCCTGATCTCCTGCTCGGGATGGTAGGAGTTCGGGGTCACGACGAGCACAGTCAGCGTCAGGCCGCCGGCGAGGACCACGCCATCATCGGTGTCCCGGTCCTCGTTCGCCAGCCAGAACCGCCACCCCGGCTTGTACGCCAGGGCCTCGACCATCCGCTCGAGCTCGACCGGGTACGGCGCGGTCTGCACGTTCCTGTCGGGCGTGCTCACGGGGTCAGCTCCTGCAGCGGGCTGACGAGCACGGCGCCGCGACGGGCGCCAGCATCGCGGACCAACTTCGCCAGCTCAGCCCGATACTCCAGAACGTTGTCCGGATCGGTCTCCGGCAGCAGCTGCTCCCGGGGCACCCTGGCCCGCCGGTCGTTTCGGATCGCCTCGACCTCCTCGACGACGTCGCACACGGCGATGTACCGCAGCCACTTCGACAGCGCGCCGACCGCCGCAAGGCAGTCCTCGAAGTCCATGTCAGCCACCGCCGGGTACCAGGCGTCCGGGGTGTAGTCGTCGATGTCCTGCGACGGGCACGTCGCCTGGATCGCGCGCACCAGGTGCACGCACTGGGTAGGGGTCACGCGCTGGCCTCCGCGGCTCGGGCCCGATCCATCGCACCGGACAGGTCGGCGCGCGGACGGCGGGAACTGGACGAGGATCGCTGCGCGGCGAGGCGCAGCTGGTCGTACTTCTCGCGGAGTGTGGGCATCGACAGGACGTTCGTTCGCCAGAACTCGTCCGCCTGGCTCCACTCGATCGCCCGCCAAACCTGATCGAACGTGCGGTCGTCGCGGTCGAGCATCAGCCGGGCGGCGTCGTGCCAGCGCTGGGTGATCGTGGGCCGCTTCGAGCCGTTGCGCTCGATCAGGTCGGCGAGGTGCCGGCACAGCGACTCGACGTCGTCTCGGACGACAGCTACGACGTCAGTCGTAGGTGTTAGGGGTACGGGATCGGGGGCATTTTCTGCCATGCGTTTGCCATCCGGTGTGCCATCGGTTGTGCCATGGCTCTTGCCATCGCCTTGTCGTGAACCCCACCGGGCCTCGGCTCCCCGCCTCCCGGCCTCCGATCGCTTCTCCGAGAGGTCCCGTGGTGGGTTGTAGATCTGCCAGTCATGGACCACGAAGGCCCCCTTCGGCGGCTGGGGACACCGGTCGCAGTCGTGGTCAGGGGCGTGCCACAGACGGACGTCGACGAGGATGGCGGCCCACCGCTGGGCCTTCGACTTCGAGCCGACCTGCGCCACGGCGGCCGCCAGGGTCACGATTCCCGGCGTCGTCGTGGTAGCCGACCAGCAGCCCCCGAGCTGGTGCAGGGACAGGCATCCGACGTCGCGGAACTTGGCCTCGACCACCTTCGGGTGATCTGGCCAGCGATCGTCGTACCGGACCCAGGACATCAGCCGCGGCCGCCCCGTCCACGCGGCGTACGGGCCCGTGCAGCACCGGTGGGCTGCACCGATGACAGGTCGGTGGGCCGGCGTGTGACCTCGCCGGTGGGCTCGACGGAGTCGAGGGTGCCGTCCATGGTGCGGTCCCGGTAGAGCCGCTCCATCAGCGCCCGGACCTCGGCCTCGTCGTCGGGATTGAGTGCGAGCTCGATCAGCCGGGACCGCAGTCGCACGACCGGGTGCCCGTCGGACTCCGGGTCCGGTTCGGTGCGGTCCGCGACGACATACTCGACGATGGCGACACGGTGCTTCCCGAGCTGGTCGTACAGCTGGTCGGCGACCGGGTCGATCGACGTCTGGGGTGGCAGCTTCGCGAGCAGTTTGACGATGGTTCCGTTCACGGCGAGGTCCTCTCGATGGGGTCGATGCGGATCAGGGCACCGGCGGGGCGCGCCGCGGTGGCCCACCACTTCCGGCAGTGCAGCGAGACGACGAGCGAGTCGTCGGTGAGCAGCTCGGCGACGACCAGGCCGTCGAGTACCGAGCGGGCGTGTTTGTCGGCGTCGCCGGTGTTCTTCCGCCACGGCACCGGGTCCCGGTTCGACTCGGCCTGCTCCAGGTACACGTCGATGGCGACGGACACGGGTTCGTCGATGGGGTAGGTGCCGTCGATGGTGTCCATGGCGATGCGGCAGGCGGCTGCGACGTTGCGGCGCCACGGCTTGAGGTGCTTTGAGGACTGTTCGGTGAGGACGGTGCGGCCGTCGCCGAGTAGCCGGGAGATCTTCGACCCCTGGGGGGTTGGTCGGCCGGCGACGGGGATCGTGAACGCGCGCATCGAGCTCACGACGCCCGCGCCTTCGCCTGCTCGGCCTCCGCGCGACGCGACGCCTTCGCCTGCTCGGCCTCCGCGCGACGCGACGCCTTCGCCTGCTCGGCCTCCGCGCGACGCGACGCCTTCGCCTGCTCGGCCTTGAGGACCTCGGTGAGGTTGCGGAGTGCCTGCGACGCGCGGATACCGGCTGCCCGCACGCTCGCAATCGACGAGGCGGACGCTGATTCTAGGGCAACGGCGTGGGGACAGCGTCCCCACGGTGCGACTGACGGGGCCGTCCGGTGGGACATTCCTGCGGCGACGTGGGCCGGTCGCGGCACGTCAGCGGCGATCAGCTCAGCAGCGTCGACGACCAGCTTCACCCGCCAGTGGGGAACGCGGAGCATCTGCATGACCTGCTCGGCGTCGTATCCCTCGCAGAGGGCCTCGGCGATCTGCCGATCAGTCACGGTCACGTGGCTGCTCATGCCGGGCCACCGAGTGTCGTGCGGCACATCGCGTATGTGTTGGCCCAGCGGTGCCGGCCGCGGCCGCCGTCGAACACGGTCAGGAAGGCGCGGTCCTGGATCGCAGCCGAGTAGGAGGAGGCGTGGCCGCGCAGGCCGGTCGCGCCGTGGAACAGGCCGTCCTCGAACTGGTAGCGGCCCCAATAGCCCGGCCCCTCCGGGTTGTGCGCGAGGAGGTTGCCGTGCGATTCGAAATGCGAAATGCACAATTGCATCGCCCGTACCCAGCCCCGCGCCGTGACGGCTCTTCGCTGCGTCGCGTGCGGGGCTGGGCGATTGGGGCGGTGGAGCGACCTGGACGCCGCGCGCCACGGCTGCGAATGCGCATGCGCCCAGGTCCTCCCACCGCTGCTCTGACGGTCGGCGCGCGTTTCATCAGTCGCCTCGCACGCGGCCAAGAGCAGCGACGCCGCAGCGAAGACCAGCGCTGCAGCGGGCCTTGTGGGGGACACGGTCTGGTCCTTCGGTTGAGGGGGCCTGTGCCCGGGAGCGACGCGACGGGGGATGCACGCCGCTCCCGGGCGTTGAAGGTGGGCGCCGTCACCGGGGGGATGCACCGGCGCCCACCAGCTCTAGGGCGGACCGCCTGACCACTCGCCGTGGCGGGTGTTCGCCATCCACTCGCAGATCGACCAGCCGATGTACGCCGCCCACCCGCGCACCCAGCTCATGACGCGGCCGCCGTCTCTGGGACCGCCGCGAGCGCTGGGCGGACCGTGAGGCCGTCGTTGATGAGCGCGTTCGCGTCGTAGTGGATGAACCGGCGCTTGCCCGACGTGCCGTACCGCAGCACGAGGACCCGATTGCCGCCGCGGTAGTCCTCGACGGTGCCGCGGATGACGACCTCGACGTCGTCTCCCTTGCGCGGGACGAACCGCTCGGCGCTCACGACGTGGCCTTGCGGGCCCGGGGGGCCTTCGGAGCGGGCCCGGCCGGGGGCGGGACGTTCCCAGCGTCACCCTCGGCCGGGGGCTCAGGGTCCGGCTTGGTCCACACGTCCGCCGGGTCGTGGATCTCACCGGTGGCCGTGTCGACCAGCTCAGCGTCGACGATGTCCTCCCCCACGACCGCGGGCTTCTGCCCCGCCGCCAGCTGCTCGAGGACAGCCGCACGGGCCTCCGCGGCCTCCTTGATGCGGGCCTTCTCCCGCAGGGAGAACAGCGGCTTGTGGTCCTCGCCCTTCGCCGACATCGCGGTCCGCCACAGGTCCCGCAGCGGGTCGAGTTCGGCGCACTCCCCGATCTCGGTGAGCACCGCTGCCAGGTCCTCCGACACCGGGATCTCGGCGGCCCGGCCACGGGGATGGTCGACGCGCTCGGCCTGGACCTGCTCCAGCTCCTCCGGCAGATACGCGACTCCGGCGATGACGTCGGCGAACAGCAGCCGGCACAGGTTGGCCGTGGCGCGGGCCGCGAGCATGTTCTTCGGGTACTTCAGGTACATGCTCGGCTTGCCACCACGCGGCAACGTCAGGCCGGCGATCTCGGCATCCTCCATGGTGAACGTGTACGACGCGTCAGTGCCGGTGTCCGTGCGGCGACCGACCGCGGTGGCGGCCAGGTGGTCGCCGCTGACGCTGACCGAGTGGCCGGCCCGCTGGACCAGGGCCCTCATCAGCTCCGCGGACATCGCGGCCTTGCCGTCGATGACGTGGATGCCCTGCAGCGCCTGCATCGGGCCGATCCCGATCTCCCGCGACGTGAGCAGGACGACGAGGATGTCCGCCCGCTTCCCGCGCAACGCGGCCGGGACGATCGACGCTTCGGAAAGCCGCTCCGCGATGACCATCAGCTGCTCGAGCTCGTCCATGCCGGGCGCCGACACCGCACGCACCAGCTGCGCGTCAGGGCGGGCCAGGTCCACGACGACCTCGGCGGTCGTGTCCTCCTCCACCGGGGTGACCGGCTCTTCGGGCTGTGCGCTCATGACGTGCGCTCCTTGCTCAGGGTGAAGCGTCGGGATCCTGCGGCGGGGGTGGTCACGCATGCCGCGTAGGCGTCCGGGTGGTCGCGTTGCAGGACAGCCACGTCGACGACAGGACTGGGCTTGCTGGTCCGGTAGGTGAAGACAGGGACGCCGCCGATCAGGCCGACCTCGGCGCTGCCGAGTAGCCCCAGCAGCCCCGCCTTCGCGTTTTCCTTGTCCGCTGCCGCGTCTTTCCCCAGGGCCGCGGCGAACCGGTAGTCCTCCAGGTACCGCTTCGCGTCGGGGCCGAGCTCGACGGCGCCTTCACGGTCGGGGTACATCCGCTGGTAAAGGCCGACGAGCAGCCCGTCGGGTTCGACGTGCGGCGCGATCTCGGCCTGCACGCACTCCCACACCCGCTCGGCCTCGGAGACCAGGAACGACTGGACCGACAGGTCCTCGTCGACGACCCGGTCCACGAGCTGCTGCCCGCCGATCAGGACGGCCAGGTGGATGTGGTCCAGGCCGGTCACGGCGAGCTGCCACTGGACCTGCGCCTCGACGGACTCCGGGACGGCGCCGTTGGCCCACTCGTCGGCCTTCCACGCCGACCGGGTCTTGACCTCCAGGGCGCACGGGCCGCGGTCGCAGCCGAACACCTTGCGGTCCAGGGAGCACCGCCGCCACGGCTGCCCGATGTGCGCGACCAGGCCGAGCCGGGCGACGCGCATCCGGACGCGGTCGGCCCACGCGCGGGCGACGACGTCCTCGAGGTCGATACCCCACTCGGCAGCCTCGGACGGGTCCTCGTCATCGACCAGGCCGAGCTTGTCTGCCCAGACTGTCATCGCGTTGCCGTACTTGCTCAGCCCGAGGATGGCCGCGAGGTCGGATGAGCCGATGCCGTGCCGGCGCTCGGCCAGCCACGCCTCGCGGGACGCGTCCGCGCGCAGCACCAGGGCCGCGGTCGGGGTGACCCGACGGGCCGTCATGACCCGCCGCCATTCGGCGAGCCCGGCACGATCAGCCCGGACGTGTGCGGCACGGCGAGCCCGGACTTGGCCTGCTTCCCGCTCGATCGCAGGAGCCCCCCGACGGTGATCGCCGCATCCGGGTCCAGGAACAGCACGTTCTGACCCATCGGGGAGTTGACGACCAGGACCACGAGGTTCCCCGTGGGCGTGGTCATGACCTGGACGGTGAAGGACAGCGGCACCGGCTGGACCTGGACCGCCGGCACGGCGCCCGGCGGGATCGCGCCGGCGGGGATCGGCTGCTCGGTCATGGTGCGCACGTTCCGTAGCCGCCGGTCGGCTGCCAGCACACATCGGTGGCGCCGGCCATGAACGCGGCGAAGAACACCACGACCAGCAGTAGGAGGAGGGCGCGGCGGCCGCGGCGGGTGAGCCGGACGGCGGGGGGCCGATGCCGAGTGGTCTCGGCGGGGAACCTCACGACGCCGCCGCCGCATCAGATGTAGGCGCCTGGCCGGAGCCGAGGCAAGGAGCGACGTGGATGCTCGAGCGGCTGGGGTAGTGCTCGCGGAGGACACCGTTACGGCGCACCGGCACCGGCCTGCCACAGACCGGGCAGGTCGCTCGCGGGAGCGCGCTCATGCCGCCACCACGCCCTGCGCAGGCCGGGCCAGCCGGGCCACCGAGAACTCGTAGCCCTCCTCGGCGATGCCGGCCATCTCATCGGCCAGCTCCCCCAGCTGGTAGCCGGGGACCCGCTCGAGCTCGAACGGCTCGCAGTACAGCCACAGGGCCTCGATCGAGCCGAGGAGCCGCTCCTTCCTGACCAGCTGCTCCGCAGCCTCGGCGACCGTCACCTCAAGCTCGGCGTCGCCGAGGGTGCCGCCATAGCCGACGTCCCTGATCATGGTCGCGGCCTGCTCGGCGGTGATGAGCTCGTCGACGACGAGGCGGACGAACGCGGCCGCGATCGTCCGGCCGATGTCGACGGTGTCGCTATGGTTGGGCATCGGGACCTCTCTCTTGGGTGGGGTTCCATCGCGGCGCTCCGGGTACGAGCCGGGGCGCCGCACCTTGTAGGTCAGGCGGACTGTTCGGTCAGGAGTGCCTCGACGTCCTCACGACGAAACCGGGGCTGACCGCCGGGTGTGCGCAGGGCGGTCACTCGGCCGGCTGCGACGTACCGCTGGAAGGTCCGGGGGCTGACCCTCAGGAGGTCGGCGGCCTCGGCCTGGGTGAGGATCGCCGGGGCGTCCAGGTCATTCCGCTGCGTCATGGATTGACCGTAACGGCGTAGACATGCCACGTCAAGTACGGACAAGGTATGTCGCAGTGGCAAGTTATGGCGTACGGTGTCGTGACATGACTACGGACGAGGCCGTCGGCGCCAAGATCCACGAACTGATCTGGTCTCGACGCAAGACGCAGACAGCCCTCGCCCGCGCCCTTGGAATCACACAGGGCGCGGCCTCGAAGAAGATCCGGGGGGAGCGCCCCTTCTCGGCCGCCGAGATCATCGGCGCCGCGCGCTTCCTGGACGCCACACCCGGCGAGCTGCTCGATGAGGTCGCCGCTGCTACTACCCGTGGGTGTTTCGCCGATAGGCGCCAGTCGGGGGCCATTACTCAAGATCACCGGCGCGCATGGCCGATGATCTCCCCTGGGGGGGAACCGAGCCATGACCTACACCGCCGCGCATCTCGCGCACCTGACTCTGGCCGGTTACTCCGGCCGCACGATCGGCGCCCGCAAGGACGTCCTACGCCGGTTCCACGCCGAGCTGGGACGGGACCTGCTCACCGCCGACCGCTACGACCTGGCCACCTGGCTGGGCCGGGACCTGGCGCCCGAGTCACGGCGCGCCTACCGCTCCCATCTGGTCGGGTTCTACCGCTGGTGTGTCGACGAAGGGCTGCTTGAGATGTCTCCGGCGGACCGGATCCCGGCAATCAAGGTGCCGCGACGACTGCCGCGGCCGATCGCCGCGGACGAGCTGTCGATCGCGCTCCGTCACGCGGACGCCCGGATGCGGGCCTGGCTGACCCTGATGGCCTACGGCGGGCTGCGCTGCATGGAGGTCGCCGCGCTGCGGCCCCGGGACATCGAGCCCGGCCCGCCAGTGCTGCTGTGGCTTCGCGTGACCAAGGGCGGGGGAGACGCGGTCGTCCCAGCCCATCCGGCGATCCTCGAAGCCCTGGCCGAGCTGCCTATCCGGGCCGGCTGCTGGTGGGACGTAGCCCCTCAGACCGTGTCGAAGCTCGTCGGGCTGCACTTGAAGGGCTGCGGGATCGACGCGTCGGCGCACCGGCTGCGGCACTACGCCGGCACCGCCTGGTACCGAGCGTCGGGGAACGACCTGCTGGTCACGGCCCAGCTTCTGCGGCACGCTTCGGTTGGAACGACGCAGGGGTACGCGGCCATCAGTCCTGAGCGGGCGGCAGAGGTCGTCCGGTCCCTACCCACAGTCGCGTGATGAAGGGTCGAGAACATGAAGATCGCCAGTCGCACGCCCCGGGCCGCACCCGGCAACGTCCGTACCCGGTTCGTCGTGTGCATCGCCCTGGTGCTGGCCGGGCTGGCGTGGGACGCCGTCGCGGGCGGCGCCTCGCTCGGAAACCTGCTGGTCATCGGCGGCGTGATCGGCGCGCTCGTGGCCGCGTTCGACTGGGCCCGGGCCAAGGACAAGTCTGAGAGGGCCGGCCATGGGTAACATCGCGGATTCCCCGGTGATCATGCTGCCCGTGCTCATCATCGTCGGAGGGCTGATCTGGCTGGTTGTGCGGCTGGTCCGCCGCCGCGACACGCCGAAAGCGCCCCCCATCCCGTGAGGGACAGGGGGCGCTTCTCGTCGTCGCTCAGGCGGTCTGCAGAGCACCCCGCCGAAGCAGCTCGGGAACAGACACGTTCCGTTCAGCAGCAGCAGACCGGAGCTGCTCGAGCTCCTGCCGCGTGACGCGGACTGCGATCAGCTCGGGCCGCTTCCGCGACTCGGGCTTGCGGGCGGTGTCGACCAAGGGGACCTCCCGGTGCGGCGGTGAGACACGCCCAGTGTGACCCCGGTGTTCCCCGACACGCCGGATATCCAGCGGCGTGGCGGCCACCACATCGGACTGGGTCAGGCGCTAGCCTCCTGACGAGGCCCCGCTCCGGCAGGGTCTGAACATGGCAGAGGCCCCGTCGGTGTCAGCCGGCGGAGCCTCGTACGGAACGTCGACCCGCAATCCCCTCCGTAGCTCAGCGGACAGAGCAGGGGCCTCGTAATCCCAATGTCGCTGGTTCGAATCCAGCCGGGGGGACGAGGGTCGGCGTTCCTTGCCATGTCTCCTGACGGTTCCCCCCTGCAAGGGTTTCCCGCCAGACCGGCACGATACCCACAGATTATGGTCCTACGCCAACACCATCGACAGGTTGGCGCCAGATCTTCACCTGAGCTCACCCGGGCGGCTCAGTGCAGGGCGGCGGCGATCTCGGCGCCCGTGAGCGTGAAGTCCCCCCGGGTGCCGACCGTGTTCCAGTACTGGACCGAGTGCCCGGGGACGGTCGCGGCGTAGGCCCGGACCTCCTTGATCCACCCGACCCGGGTCGGGGCGGCCACGGTCCCGAACTCGGTGATCGCGAACTTCAGACCGTGCTCGTGGGCGAGCGCGACGGACGGGTCGAAGATCGACGCCGGCGACTTGTACGCCGTCGTCCACTGGTAGCCGTCCATGCCGACGCCGTCCCACACGCCAGCGCCGGGGAACCAACCCGGGAGCGGGGTGGCGCCGTTGCAGATGAGGACACCCCACAGCTCGATCGGGACCGCGCCGGCGCCGCGGGCGACGTTGGCCTGGTCGACGAGGATCCGGGCGTGGATCTGCGCGGCCAGGTAGTTCGCCTCTTTGCCGTCCGCCCCGCCCGAGCCGCCACCATTCGGCTCGTGGTGGTAGATCCACTTCAGGGCGTGGGGCTTCGGCACCGAGGTCAGAACCGGCAGGATCTGCGCGTCGTACTTCCCGGCGGCCATGGCCAGCCAGTCGGCGTCGCCGGTGGTCGCACCCTTGTTGGACCAGAACGAGATGCGGCCCTTGGCGACGTCCGGTCCGGCCTCGCTGGACGCGAAGTCCTTCGGCCAGGCCCCGATCGGCTTGTAGGTGCGGTGCACGGGGAGGTCACCGAACTGCGTCTCGTAGTTCTTGGCCGAGGCCGCGCCTACGAGTACCCCCGTGGCGGGGTCCTGCGGCGTGACCTGGACGGTCGCGGACTGGCCGGTGACCGGGTTCGTGACCGTGACCGTGCTCGAGCTCGCGGTCGAGGTCGCCGGCGCGCCGGGGATGGCCAGGCTCACGCTGTGCCCTTGTAGTGGGCGGTCGTGAAGTCGTCGTCCATGAGCGTCCAGGGCCTCCCCGACGAGTCGACGATCTGGAACGGCTGCCCGGGAACGGCCGCGAAGTCGATCGCGGTGTGCCCGACCTGGCCGGTCGCCGGGTTCGTCACGTCGATCAGGTCATGCTCAGCCGGGGTCGACGGCCTCGGCGTGTCGGTGATCGTCAGGACGAGCGGGTCGCCCTTCTTGTACGTCGCCGGCGAGATGCTCAGCGTGGGTGCCATCAGCGGTAGCCCTTCTTCTTGGCCCATGCCTGGACAGCGAGGGCGGCGAGGCGGTTCCCGCCGACGTGGCGTGCGCCAGCCCAGGAGCGCAGCTCCTCCCAGAGCGCCTGGTCGTCATCGGCGGGTGGCACCGGGACCGGTGCGGGCTTGGACAGCGGGACGAGGAACGTGGCGTCGCCGTCCTGCTCGAGGAGGAGCGCCATGTCCGACCACGACAGGTACGCGCGGCCGCGCAGCCCATAGGAGTCGCCCCAGCTGTTCGTGATGCCGATGACCTGCCGGTCGACGTCGATCTCGTCGGCGACGTACTCGTGGCCGCCGCGGACCGAGCCGGTCGCCCGGATCATCCCGGACGAGGTGGGGGTGTCCATGCCGGTCAGCCACACCGAGCCGATCATCGCCGGCCCGGTCTGCAGGCCGGTCAGGAGCGCGTTCAGGGTGAACGCGTGGGTGAACCCGGACGCGAGACCGAGGTTGCGTGCGGCCGTCGCGGCGGACAGGCCGTCCGAGCCGGTGTCGTCCGGCGGGTATGACCCCGGGTAGGGGTCGACGAGGGTCGCCGCGGAGTACAGGGCGACGGCCTCATGCTCGTCGAGGGTCACGTTCGCCGGAACGGTCGGGTAGATCGGGTCGGTGCCGAGCGCCCCGACGCAGGCGTTCCCTGTGCAGGAGCCGAGGTTGCCTTGGTCCAGGACCGGGATCCTGCGGGTGTGCGCGACGGACACTAGCGTCGACGGGTCGGACTCCGGTGCCCGGTAGAACCGGGACCGTGGGTCGTGCCGGACGTGCCTGCCGAGACGCTTGTCGGAGTAGCCCTCGAGGTCGCGGATCCGATATTCCATGGGATCTTCCCGTCAGGGTCGGGCGGCCGGACAAGGCCAGCTAGAGACATGCGGACTCCCGGCAGCCACCCAGCCGTCGTAGGCGAACTCGGCGGTGCTGCGCTCGATCGGGGCGAAGTGCCGCAGCACCAGCTGATCCCGTACTCCGGTCCCGGTCTCGACGACGTAACGGACCAGGGCGTGCTGACGTCGATGGTGGTTCGGGCAAAGGATCAGCTTCACCCCGTCGGGGGCGCCGGTCAGGGACAGCGGCAGCTCGTGGTGCTCGTCGAAGCCGCCGTGCCCGAGCATGCCGACCGTGCAGTGCGCGCCGAACGCGCACCGCGTGCCGGGGGTGTCGATCCCGAATGTCACGGCGCCAAGTCCGGCCGGGACGTGTGGCGCCCCAGGTAGCCGCCGATCCACGCAAACGCGGCCGGGACGACCACGATGACCAGCGTCGAGATCTGGTTGGGGACGACGCCATTGTCGGGGGCACCCTTGAACACAAACCGCCCCAGCAGGTACAGGATCGCGGAGGCGACAGCGCCACCGGCGACGCCGCCGGCCCCGGCGGTCTGCACCTTCGTCTCGATCGGCGTCTTCACCGGGGCGTGCTGCGGTGCGGCGACAGGAAGCTCGGTCACGGCAGCCGCCTACGTCGGGGCGAGCGGGTGGAGTTTCAGGTCGGCGAGGACTGCAGCCGCGATCGCTTCGTCGTCGACCTTGGGCGGGTTCGCGGTGATCGCGTCGAAGACGGCCTTACTGATGGCGGCCTGATCGACCGTCAGGCCTGCGGCCTTAAGCGCGCCAGCGATGGCGGTCACCGAGTAGGGCGTGGTGCTGCCGACGGGGCCAGCCGCCCAGTTGTAGTACGCCTGCAGTCGCATCTCTTCGACGGTCGGTGGCATGTCCCCTCCCGGGGTGGTTCGGATGGAGTCGAGCGGGACCGCTGCGGCCAGCACGTTGTGGTCGATGTTGGTGCTCGTCGAGTACTGGTGCGCTGACCAGTTCGACACCCCGACCGGGTTCCCGGCCGAGTCGCCGACAGTGGCGATCCATAGCGGCGAGCGGGCTAGAGCAACCTTCTGTGCCGCACTTGCAACGGCGGCGAAGTTTTTCAGCCAGTCCTTGTTCATGTACCGCCAGGTCGGTCCGCCGGTGACGCCGTCGACGTAGGCGAGGAAGGCCACCGCGTAGCCGACCCGCTGCGACCAAGTGCCGTTCATGTTCTCTAGATCGAGCGCCAGAATGTCGCCAGGCTGCCATCCCGACAGCGCCAGGAAGTGTGCGGCCTCCTGTGTGACCTGGCTGTATATCCGGGCGAAGTGGTAGTGCCCGACGACCTTTCCCGCAGCCCGGACGATTGCGACCTGCCAGTCGTGCGCTGGGTGGGTCGGGTCGTTCGGGTTGTCGTTGCCCATCCCGTCGGACGTCTTCACGATGACGAACGCGCCGCTGGCCGCAGCGGCGGCAACCTGCGCCCTCGTCTGGAAGTGGCTGACGTCGAAGCCTGCGGTCATGGCGAGAAGTGCACGTGCGGTAGCACGAAGATGAGCAGGGCGAGGATCACCAGCACGCCGATCACGAGCAGCATCCAGCGGGGCATGGGGGTCTCCCTACTTGTGCATGAGTGAGTAGACGGTCAGGCCGATGGCCACCATAGAAAGCAGCGCCAGAAATGCGGTCACCAGCAAGCCAAACCCAGCGATGACAGCGACAGTGGCCCACTGACCGACGCCACGCGACTCGGTGCTCTGCTCCTTGCCGCCCTCGGTGCGGGACTGCTCCGTGCGAAGGTCACGAATATCCACACGCATCGGGTCGATAGCTGCGGCGAGCGCTGCCGTGAACGTCTCCCCGAGCGCGCTGACCAATGCCCGGTTCTGATCCGATACGGCTGTCACTTGGGTCTGCGTCTGCTCCTTGGTGGCGACGAGCTGCTGAGCCAGCACTGACGCCTGGTCGGCGGCGACCTCTGCAGCCCGGTTGACGTTGCCGACGTCTACGAGCCGGACCGCGTCCAGACGCTTGGTCTCGCCTTCGCGCATCTCCCGGGCGTGCTTGGCGTAGGTCCGCATCTCGCGCCGCATGTACTTGAGCTCGCGGTGCATGGCCTTGGCTTCCATCTTGCGCAAGTCGTCGAGGCGTCTGGTCCCGGCCTCATTGAGAGCCTTGACGTTCTCGGTCGGGTCGATCACAGCCCGGCCTTGGGCGTCTACGCCAGGGCCGGGCGGCTGACTCGGTTCGGCTGCCCCCGCTGCCATGATTGCCTCCTCTTGTTAGCGGATGTCGGCGGCGGCACGCCACCCACGCCACGTCGCCGCGATCGCACACTCGAACTCGAACTCATCGGAGGTGCCCGTCGCCGCGGTCAGCACCGGCGCTGTCGCAGCGGGCCACTTCAACGTTTGCCCTGCACCCGCGGCCCACGCCAGGGTCCGCGCGGTCCCGCCCTGCCTGATGATCACCCGCATCCGCGCGCCGACCACCGCCGTCGGCAGAGTGATCGTGCAGTTCGCCGACAAGGTGACGTCCTGCAGCCGATACACCCTCGGGTCTAGCAGGGTCAGTGCAGCACCCGAGGCGGCGACGACGTTGATGTTTCCGACGACGATGAGCGCCTCGAGCTCGTCGATGATCGGGTTCACCTTGAATCGTGAGTTTTGCGCGATGTCGCCGGGCTGGAAGTAGGGGGCGCCCGCGTAGGGGGATAGCAGCGGCACCGGTGTGACCGTCGCGATGACGGTGTGCGTCTTGACCGCGGTGAGCCCGTTGGTGTCCGTGACCGTCAGGGTGACCGTGTAGTTGCCGGGTGCCGCGTACACATATTCGATCAGGTCTGTGGTCGCGCTCGACGTGTCAGTCACGACCGCGGACCCGTCGCCGAAGTTCCACGCGTACGACACGATCAGGGAGTCTCCCGGGGTCGCGGCCCCGGCGAAGTCGACGATGAGCCCATTGTCGCCGTTGGGTGCCGCAACGAAGTCGACGGCGGTCGGCGGGGTGTGTGGCGTGACGGTGCCGGTGAACACCGGGTCGGCGGCCATCGCCCGGAACGCGTCGTAGGTGTAGCTGCGGGCCGCACCGGCGGTCGAGGGGCCGGTTGTGTCGCCGGTCTGGAAGGGGATGGTGTTCCACTCCCGCGGCCCGGCGGCCTGACCGTTCCAGTACAGGAGGAGCTTGAAGATCGGCCCATAGGGGTCGGCGGGGACGTTGTTGACACTGTTGGGCGCGGTCCAGGCGACGCCGTTGATGAACTTGGCGACACCGGTGAACCAGTCGCCCTTCAGGTGCGGGATGCCGGTGTGTGTCTGCGGGGCCGCTAGCGACCCGCTCGTGATGGTGAACCGGTCGATGTCCTCGGAGCAGGCGAACTCCCCGATCCCCATCAGCACGTCGCGCGGCTGCTGCACACCGGCGACCACCGGGCCGTTCTTGTACCACGTAATCGGGCTCTGCGCGGGTGACTGCAGCACCTTCCACGCGTCGTTGTAATGCCCCGGTGTGGTGATCGTCCGCCCGGGCTGCGGGACCTGCCCGGCCTGCGCGTCGGTGCGGGCCTGACTGCCGTGAGTGCTGTCGCCGATGGCCTGCCCGCTGCCCCAGTTGAAGAAGTCGAACAGTGCCCACGTCACGTACCCGTCGCCCGGGTAGTACGCCGACGTGCCGGATGAGACGTTCGCGCCGATCTCGATGAACGCCCACTCGACGCCGTCGTACCACGTGCCCGACCAGGCCGACCCGGGACCGGTGCTGGGATGCGGGCCGCCGCCGAGGCCGTGGTTCTTGAAGAAGTTCACGGCGGCCTGGAAGTACCGCTGGTAGTCCGCGGCGACCCCGCCGTCGTTCGACGGCTCGTGGTGCGGGCACAGGATGATCTTCCGCTGCGCGGTGGGGACCGTGTTGCCGGAGTCGTCCTTCCACCGCTTCACGTTTTGGATCATGTTCAGGAAGTCGTTCTGGATCGCGGTCTGCGCGCTGGTCGGCGAGGCCGCGTTCAACGCGTCAGCGGTAGCGCCCCACACCGATGCGCCGGCACCGTACTTGAATGAGATCACCAGGGCGGCGCCGGCGTTCGCGATCGCCCGCCAGTCCGACGTGAACAGCCCGCCGTAGGTGCCCGCCGAGCCGGCGACCCCGGTCGTTGCCTGCGCATTCGTCACGTACACGCGTACGGCAGCGGGTGCCACCCCCCACAGTGCGGCAGCCATGTTGTAGTTCGCGAGGTCACCGGTCGGCCAGCCGGGGGTCTGCGCGCCCCACCACATGTCGGCGTTCGGGTACGGCACGCTGCCGGGGCCCAGGCTCGTCCCGAGCAGCGATCCGGTCCTGCCGGCCAGGAAGACGCTGGTCTTAGTCAAGGTGCCCGCCCCAAGGATAGTGATCGTCGTGATGTGTGTGGAGTCGCCGCCGAGCACGATCGGACCGGTCAGGAAGACGCCGGTTGGGCTGCGAACGCCGTGCAGGGTGATGTTGCCCAGCCGCGGATAGGAACCGGGTGCGCCGGAGCCGGGGGCGTCGGTAAACGAGCACACGGCGAGACGGGCAGCGCCGGTCAGCAGCACCGTGTCGTTGACCGAGTTGATGGTGCCAGCGGCCTGGAACGCCTCGGTGAAGGTGCCGTCGGCGAGGACGCCGACGTTGATGTGGTAGACGTTGTCGTGGGAGTACAGCCCACCCCACGGGCCGGCGCCGTTGCCGTTGGTGTGACTGCCGATACCGCGCCCGCCGTCGGATTCGATGGTGGAGAAGCAGACTTCACCCCAGTTGACCTTGCTGTCGCAGATCCCGGAGTCCGAGCTGTGCCCGGCTAGCACGTTGTTGATGTAAAGCGACTCGCAGGAGGACTCGGCCAGGATCGAGTCGCCTTGCAGGAACCCGGTGGTCGCTGAGGACACAAACCCGGTGACTGTGCTGTTCGTCACCCGCATGTACGTGCCCGGCACCCACAGGGCGCGGGTGGCCGGCGGGGAAGTGCCCTGCCACTGGAAGACGTGCAGACCTATCGGGGCCGTGTTGGGGCCGCCGCCGAGCAGGGTGCAGTTGTCGACGTCGATGGTGCCGGCGACCTCGACGCCGACGGCCAGGCCCGTGCAGTAGCAGCCGCGCATGAACACTGCGGCCGTGTTGCCGGCAAGCATCGTGGTCTTCTGGCCGACGGCGAGCTTCATCAGTCCGCTGCTGGTGAAACCGTTGAAGGTGACGATCGCGGCCGAAGTGTCCGCGAAGGTCACAAACGTGCTCGTCGTGGCCGACGTCGTGGTGTACGTGAACGAGCTGGGCGCGGTAGGTCCGCGTCCTGTACCGGCTGGGGCGCCCGCGCCGATGATGGTCAGTGCTACGCAGTCAGTCGCCGCGGTGAGTAGACCACCGGTGCCGCCGCCGTCGATCAGGGTGCACGCGGACAGGTCGACGGTGACTGTGCCGTGGCAGGATGTTTTGCTGGCGGGCAGGGTGTACGCGCCGGCGGGCGCGGTGTACGTGGTGTTGGTCAGCGACGCGGGGATGGCCAGGACGGTCACGTCAGCTGATCGTTTCGTCGTCGACGATGCGGGCGAGGAGCGCGTCTAGTGCGGTTTGCGCGCTCGGCCCGGTCAACCCGCCCGCGGTGTTGACGACGATCCCGGATGCTGAGGTCGGCGCTGCGGCCTCTACCGCCTCGAGCCGCGACTCGAACGTGGCGAGCTGTGCGATCAGCGCCGGGGCCGTACCGATCACGGCCTCGAGGGCGACGATGCGGGCCATCAGGTCGACCGAGTCGATCAGGAACCGGACCCCGAGGCCAGCGTCGATGTAGCCCTGCGACACCGCGTCGGGACCCTGGAAGTGGGCTTTGCCTGCAGTGTCGGTGGGGATGATGCCGCCGCCGAGCGCACCGCCACCGGCGGTGAGGACGTCGATGTACTGCGCCCCGCTGGTCTCGGAGTCCCAGAACGTGATGGAGCTCGACGGGATGACGTTGCCGGCCGCGTCTGCGATGTACCAGTCGCCGCCGAACAGGTGTCGGGCCATCAGTCCTCCGTCAGTGGGTGGGCGTGACCGCGGCCTTGACGTTGGTCAGGGTCGCGACCGGGGAGCTGGACACGCCGTATGGCCCGGCCACGCGCTGCATGGTCAGGTCGACGGTGTGCGCGGCCGGGGACAGGGCGATGAAGTGCGACAGGTGCGCGGAGCCGTCGGTGGTTAGCAGCGCCAGGTCGACGTCGACGCCGTCGACGCGCAGCCGCACGTAGCACTGCTGCGGCGCGCCGGTGAAGTTCAGGAAGGTGCGCCCGGACACAGCCGCGTACCGGTTGGCGCTGCCTCCTGCCGAGGCCGGAATGGTGAGGGTGGCGAGAACGTACTCGCCGACGTTCGCGCCACCCGGCGACGCGGCGGTCACGGTCGTCGACTGGTAGATCGCCGGCTCCCGCGGGTCGATCAGCCCGGCGATCGTCCCGGCGTAGGTGAGGACGACCTGCTCGTTGTCGATCCACACCTGGGCGCCAGGCTGGATCTCCGGGGGCAGCGGCGTGGTCCGGGTCTCGATCGCGAACGTGCGCTGCCCCAGCCATGCCCGGCGGGACAGCGTGACCGTGCCGGCGGCGAGGGACGTGGCGCCGTTCGCGACGAACACGTCGGCGAGGGGGATCTCCTTCACCGTGGACGTGTTCGTCAGGGTCGGCGGTACTGGCGACGCGCCGGGGGTGCCCTGGTGGGCGGTCGCGATGATGGTGTTCGCGGTCAGGTCGAGCTTGAGGACGATCGTGTCGATCCGCGGGTTACCGGAGGCGTTCGCGGCCAGGGCGAGGGTCTTGCTGGCGTCGTTCTTGTACCCGAAGCCGTACACGAACGCGGAGATGGGGCTGGCGCCGGCGGCGACGTACACCTGCCGGGTCCCGACCCCGTCGGCGGTGACCTGCAGGCTGGCAGAGCCGGGGCCGCCGACGACACCGGAGCCGATGCCGCCACCGGGCCCGAACAGGGCCACCCACTCGGGTTCGCCGGCGTTCGCGGAGTCGAAGGGGTACGAGGACTCAGCCACGGGTCACTGCCTCCCTTCGATGCCGAGGATGCGGCGGCGCAGCGCAGCCAACCGCTTGTAGAGCGCTTTGCCGCCGTCGGCGGGGTTCTGGGATCCGACGACCGGCTTGACTTTCAGCCCGGCCTGCGCGTCGACGTCGAGCCGGACCTGGGTGAGGACGTCGACGACGGGGATGCCGCGGACGATCGCGGTCACGGTGTCTCCGAGGCCGTAGTCGCGGCCGTACTGCAGCTGCTCGGTGTCGGTGACGGTGAGCAGCAGCCCGGCGGTGGGCTCGCCGGCGGTGAGGGCCTCGTCGCCGGACTGGTCCAGGGTCGCAGTCGTCGAGGTGTCGCGCTGGTCGATGAACTCTTCGGCGCGGATCCCCCAGTCGGTCTCCGCAGTGGTGTTCGCTCGTTCGCGGGTGACGCGGGCGGTGCCCACACCGCCGCCGCCGACGATCGCCCGCGTGACGGTGGGGGCGAGCAGCTGGTAGCTGTACCCGGTCAGGTTGTCGAGCTCGCGTGCGAACCGGACTGTCGCGGACCGGTCGACGGGGGCGAACACCCGGAACTCCAGCGCCGCCGTGGCGGGCAGGTAGACGACCCGGAAGCCGAGGCCGGCCTGGTCGGCGAGCGGGCCGATGAGGTCCAGGAGCCGGTCGTAGCGGGCCGACTTGGTGACGGTGGGCCCGTGGTTGCCGTTCGCGGCGAGCGCTAGCCCGGCCAGGCGGCGGGCCGACAGTGCCCCTGCGGCTGCGTTCAGGTCGACGTAGTGCCGGATGACGGTCTCGGCGTTGCCGGTCTGCACGTCGGCGTAGGCGGTCGACTGGGCGGTCGATGCGACGGTCGGGTCGGGGTAGCAGACCCGGCCGGTCAGGACCAGCTCGTCGGTCGCCCCGGTGACGGTCAGGATCTCCTGCCGGCCGCCGTCGGGGAGCTCGACCCGTAGGCCGGTGATGGGCCCGGAGAAGATCGGGTCGGTGACGCCGTCACGCCATACGACCAGGCCGCGGCCGGCGGTGAATAGGTCGGCCTTGTCGTCGTCGGCGTCGATGGTCAGCGTCCACGAGCCGACGTTGTTGTGGACCGGGATGCCGGTCAGGGAAGTGAACGAGTCGACCTGGTCGAGCAGGGTCAGGTCACCTTTGCGAACCCTGACTCGCAGACCGGATACGGCCATCAGGCGAACGTCGCGTACGGGATCGGGACGCTCACCGTCACCGACGTCCCGGCACCCGACCCGGCGACGTCGATGGTGCAGACCTGCGCCCCCGGCTGCACCTGCCACAGCGTCGACGCGGTCGATAGGTATGGCCAGAAGTTCGTGCCCGACTGGTCACGCACGGTGCCGATCCCGCGGCGGGTGTCGATGGTGACGGTGTCGGTGATCAGCAGGTTCTTCGTCAGGACGAGGGTCTCGCCGGTGCCCTGGTTCGTCAGCGTGACCGCGGTCGCCGGACCGGTGATCACCCACAGCGGCGACGCCGGAGCGTCGCCAGGGTTCTCCAGCGTGACCGTGCCCAGCCGCGACGACACGAGCTTGATCGGCAGGATCGGGAAGAACGCGCCACCGGGGCTGGGGGTGAACACGAGCGGGTACACGTTGGGGTCGTACGCCCACGGGTCCGGGAACCGCAGCGTGAACATGATCTTCTGGCGCACGATGCCGTACTGGTCGGCGGCCCGGCTGCCTTCGGCGCCCCCCGCGTACAGGTACTGGCCCTGCCGGGTCGTTCCATCCGGCTCGACATAGATGAACGTCCCCGGCGACGGCTTGCCCATCCGGTTCGTCAAGAGGGCGCGGAGCAGTCGACGTTTGCGGGCCCTGAAGTCGGCGCGGTCGGCGCCGACCACGTGGACGCCGCCGATGATGTTCCGCGGCTCATACCGGGCACCGCGTGGGATCCCCCCGTCGAGCAGGGGCGCCGAGTCCATGTACAGGGTCGTGGGCGGCAGGTCCATGCCGGTCCAGCCCTTGAGGGCCCGGTAGCCGAACCGGTCTGGGTCGGTGTGGACGTCGATCTTGTCCCCGTCTGGGGCGATGAGGATGAACGAGGCGATGCCATACCCGGGATCGCCGGTGACGACTGTCCCGGCGTCCTCGACGACGACGCCGCTGGGAGCGCCGAGCAGGGCCCTCATCGGGCCAACGCCAGGAGTGCGTCAGCGGCCACGAGGGCGCGCCACACGTCGTCGCTGCTGCGCTGCCCGGTCCGCCCAGCGGCCTCGTGGTAGTGCAGGTGCGTCCCGGACCCGCCGATGTCCTGCCCGGAGTTGATGCGGTGCAGGGTCTCCACGCCGACCCGCCGGACCGCCGCAGCGTTCACCATGAACTCGTGGTTCGACACCATCGCCGGGATCGAGTCCGATGTGTCCGTCCCGCCCCCGACGATGAGGCCACCGCGGGCGGGATGGATCGGGATGAACGGGTGCGAGGGCGTGAACGGCCCGACCGGGCCGGACCCGCTGTGGATGCCGGTCGCGTACCTTTCCTGCAGGAGCACCGAGATCGTCGCCCGGTACTCGGCGTCGATCTTCGTCTGGACACTCTTGGGGATCTTCAGCAGCCCGTCGGCGTACCGCTTCGCCTCCGCCCTGCTCAGGCCCATCTTCACGAGGAGGTCCTGCAACGCCAGGTCCTGCGCGTTGTACAGGTCGACGATCTTCTTGTGCGGCGCACCCTCCGCGATGAGGGCCTGCGCCTGCCGGTCGACCGACGACGCGAAATCCAAGGTCGCGGAACGGGCATCCCGGCCGAGCTGCGTGCTCAGCTTGAGGCTGCCATGGGACGCCTTCAGCGCCTCGTTGACCTTCGCCAGGGAATCGCGGGTCGCAATGTCCGCCTGCTGCGCGTCGATGTTCGCGCTGTTGAACGTGGTCACCGCGGTGGTCAGCGCGTCGTACGCCTTCTTCGCGTCATCCGCGGCCTTGCCCATATCGACCGCGCCCTGCGCCGCCGCCTTCTCGGCCGGCGACAGCCCCGCCACCGCATCGGTGTAGCCGGGCAGCAGCTTGTGGAACGCGTCCACGTCGACCCCGGCGGCTTTCAGGACCCCGTCCATGCGCTGCAGGTCGACCGCCGCGACCCCAGCCTGCCCGTTGTTCACCAGCTGGGTCAGGGCCTGGTCGAGCTGCTGGACGGCCTGCGTGGACTGCTCCGTCGGACCACCGTGGATTCCGAAGATTCCGGCCAGGCCCTCGGTGAAGCTGTTGAGCCGGTCAACGGCACCGGGGTTCGTCAGGGTGGCGATCGTCTCGGCGAAGGTCTGTCCGCTGGCGGCGACGTCGTTGAGGTTGCTGCCCACGGTCGGCAGCTGACGCAGGGTCAGCATCAACTGGTTGATGCCGCGGCCCTGATCGGGGGCACTCCCGAACGCCTTGTTCAGGAGTTCAAGAGCACCGACGGCGACGGTGACGCCGACCGCGAACTTCCCGAGCGAGCCGACACCGGACCCGGACAGGGCCGACAGCTTCCCCCGGAACCCTTCGGCCTCCCCGACGGCGGTCCGCATGTTGACGACCAGCCGTGACTGCAGGATCCCGCCGGCGAGCGCGGTCGCCGCACCGAACCCCTGCAGCCCGGCGCCGACCGGCCCGGCGAAGGTGGCGGCGATGTCGACAGCCTTCGTTTTCAGTACGTCCAGGCGACCGTTGAACGTGTTCACCGACGCCGCGGCCTGCCCAGCGAACTTGTCGCCCAGCTTCCCCACCGCCGCAGCAGCAGCCGTCGACGACGTGGCCACGCCCGTGGTGTCGATGCCGTACTGCTTCAGCAGCCTGGTGTTCCCCTCCAGCGCACGACCGACGAGGGTCGCCGCCGACACCAGGTCGATGTGCCGCGCTGCCGCCAGGTTGAACGCCACGCCCAGGAACTGCAGGGCCTTCGCCGGGTCACCCGTCGCCGTCGTAAGGGCCTGCAGCGCGTTCTGCGTCGACACCGCGCTCTGCGCGAAGTTCTCCCCGGACTTGATCGCCTCTTCGATCCGAGTCTGGTAGTCACCCCACGACTGCCCGGTCGCGGTGATCGCCGCCTGAAGCTGCTGCTGCGCCGCCGAATCCGCCGACCCGAGGGACCTCAGGGCCGTGCCCAGCCCCAGCGCAGCCCCACCAGCTGCGATCATCTTCAGCCCGAAGTTGCTACCCGACGAGGAGATCCTGTCGAGGCCATCGCCGACGCGGGAGACGAGGTTCCCGACCTCCCCGCCGATCTGCCCGCCGAGGCTGTGCAGCCCGTCACCGATCCGCGACGCCAGGGTCTCCCCGGCCTTCGTCGCAGCTGCACCGGCGGAACCCTCGGCTGCGCCCTGTATCCCCGACGACAGGGCAGGACCGAACCGGTCCATGTTCGGGACGATGTCGACGTACGCCTGGGCCAGGGCGTCAGACATGACTCACCCCAAGCTCCTCGATGAAGTCGTCGACCTCGGCCTGCTCCGCCTCAGACGGGGCGGCGAGCCACTCATCGACCGCGTCGGGTCGCATCCCGGACTCGACGACCAGCCCGTACACGACGGATAGGGCCGTCCGGCAGCTCAGGCGTAGGAGCCGTGCTCCTGCGCTGAGTTGCCTGGGACGGCCCGAAGGTCCGGCGGTGGAAGGGGGATCGTCGTCGGCCAGCCACCCGGGGATGAGGGCGAGTCGGCCCTCGACGAAGGGCCAGTACTCGATGGCCCATCCTGCGAGTCGGGTGGCTGCCCGGTAGGGCGGGCAGTGGCCGCCTCGACGGCCGCGTCGAGGATCTGATCGAACGACGCGTCGTTGTCGATGCACGCCTGCTCGAACGCCCCGAAGTCAGCCGGGTCCAGCACGTCCCGGATGAAGCGGTGCGCGCGCCGCATGGCGTCGCCCGTCGTGCCGTCGCTGTCGAGGAACCGCATCAGACAGATGACCGGGACCCGATCCCTGAGGCGGTACTCGACGCCGTAGAACTTCACGGTCAGCGGCGGCGCAGGCGCGTCGTCGGGCTGCTCGGCCTCGGTCATGGCCGCGGCGAGGTCGGCACTCATCAGGCCCGTACCACACCGGCGGTGTAGTAGTTCCACGGGTCACCCGACGCCGGCTGCTCGAGCCGGTAGTCGACGGGGATGGTGGCCTTCGCGGTGCCCTTGCGGCGGGCGGTCTGGACCTGACCGGTCTGGAACGCCTGGTAGCCGATGAACCGCTCCGTCGCGTCCGTTGACTCCCAGCCCAGCATGATCCGAACCTCGGCGCCGAGCGCCGGCGGGGCCAGCTTCGACAGGGTCGTGGTGGTCGCACCGGTGACGGTGACGACGCCGCCGTTCACGGCGAGCTTGAAGTTCGTCGCCGAGATGTTGGCCATCGCGAACGCGATGCCCTGCGAGCGCCCGGTCGACACGTACAGCAGCGGGTCGAGGTACTCCTCCGCGTCGACCTCGCCGGTGTTCAGCTGGTACGAGAAGGTGGACCCGGCGTCGGTGATGCCGATCAGGGCCCACGGCGCGGACCAGGCGTCGGTGAAGACTGACCCGACGACGGTGTTCGTGGGGATCGCGGTGCCCAACGGGGCCCAGAGCAGGTAGCCGGGGCCGAGCGCGAGACCGGCCTTGGGGACGACGGCAGCAGGCATGACAGGACTCCTCCCGGCCCGCTACGGGCCGCGACAGGGGGATGGATCCGGTCCCGCTACGGGGCCGGTGTGAGCAAGATGACTGCGTCGACGAGGTACCGGTCCTCGGTGCCGTCGGGGACGTAGGTGGGGCCGGAGATTTCGCCCACGGCTAGGAGCACCGCGGGGACCTCGAGGGGCTTGCCTTCCCGGTCGGTGGTCTGCGTGACCTGGTGCCCGTCCAGGGTCAGGAGCGCGTTCGCGTAGGCGGCCGCGGCCTTCGCGGCGTGGCGCCGGTTCCGTCCGTACACGTGCCCCGATACCCGGGCGAGAGTGCCCGGCAGCTCACTCGGGTCGGGGGTCCCGCCGACCTGCTCGAGGTACACGTACGCACCGGAGCCGCCGCGGAGGCGGTTGAGGTGCGCGCCGAGCTCGAGGGGGTTCCCGGCGCCGACCAGGGCTGTCTGGGTACTCACCCACGCCGCGAGGGCACCCTCGGCGTCGACGAACGCCGGCTCGCCGCTCACAGTCTCTTGCCCGCCAGGTCATCCAGCGCTGGCCGAAGGTGCGGCTGCGCCGCCATCTTGCGGGTGCCGACCTCCTGGAACAGGCCGTACGGTGCGCCGTCCACCGATAGTGCAGGGGAGGCGACGCGGGCCTTCACCACGTCCTCGAGGACCAGGTCCCAGCCGATCTGCGAGCGCAGGTACCCCGACGGCCGCCCGTTGGACCCGTGTGGGCTGACGGGTGCGCGACGTTTCGCACCCTGCGCGACGATCTCCCCCGCCGTCTGCATCGCGCGAGCGACAGGACCCTGGTCGCTGGAGGCGAGGGCGTCGATCGCGGCCTGGTTCACGCGGACGACGATCCCCCGCCCACCGGCCGCCATGAGGTCACTCCCCGCCGAGAGCTTCGATCAGCTCGTCCTTGGTCATGGCCTCGGCCTGCACGGTGCCGACACCGGCCGTGGGGGGGGGAGCGCCGCCCGCGGGCGGGCGGGGGGGGGGCGGCCCGCCCCCCCC